GGGAATCAAAGCAGCCATTGTTGCAATTCCAGCAATCATTTCTGGGGTAGTTGCAGCGATTAGTGGATTTGCAGCTGCACTCGCACCTCTTGCTCTTCCTATTATCGCAGTTGTTGCTGGTATCATTGCTGCTATTGGATTCATTAAAGGATTTATGGAAGGGTTTGATGAAGGAGGCATCTTTGGTGGTCTCAAAGAGGGATTGATGAAACTCTTCGATTGGTTCATTGCACTACCTCTTAACATACTTAAAGATATCACTGTTTGGGCGTTGAATGCTCTTGGTATGGAAAATCTTGCATCAGCACTAGATGCATTTCCACTAGTAGAATCTCTAAGAAAAATGTTCTCCTTTGTTGTTGACTTGTTTGTTGTTCCTCTTGGATTTATAATGGATACAATTGGTGGTGTAATTTCATCTATCTTTGGTGGGTTTATGAAACAGTTTGAAAATCTAAAGAATTTCTTCTTGAGCGCCTTTGGAGCAATTGATGATATCTTTGGTGGTATTATGATGATCTTTAGTGGTGATATTATAGGTGGACTTGGTGCAATCTGGGATGGTATTAAAAATCTTATAATGGCTCCTATCAATTTAGTAAAAGATACTATAATGAATATCTTTGGCACTCTATTCAACATTCTCATGGCGCCATTTAATGCATTTAAAGATGCAATAGGATATATCTTTGGCCCACAGTCTGCACTTGGTGGAGTATATACATTCTTGGCAGATATGTTTAGTGGATTGTTTGATCTCATAACATTACCATTCAGAAAAGTGTGGGAATTTGTATCTATGATATTCACTGATCCTCTTGCCGCACTTCAATCATTGTGGAACGGTTTAACAGGCGGAGTTGCTAATCTATTGGGATTGATTACAATGCCAATTGATGCTGCAATCAATTGGGTTATGGGTCTGTTTGGATTTGGTGATCCAGATAAACCATTCAGTCTATTAGGATTGGTTGGTGATGCTGTTGGAAGTATTTGGGAATGGTTCAAAGGTTTGTTTTCTTTTGATCCTTCTGGACTCATGGACGGATTGTTCTCCATTGGAAGAATTATGAAAGGTCTTGCCAAAGGTGGATGGGCCGCTGTTAAAGCGATGTTGCCTGGGGGCGAAAGTCCAGGCGAGGCATTCAGTAGAGTTTATAATGAAGTTACTTCTGGTGGTGAGGGCAAGATGCCTACTGAACAGATGGAAAGTGAAGAAGGTGATATGTCTGATCCAGCACCAACTATGTCTGCTGATCAGGCGGCCGCAGTTAAAGCACAGATGGATGAGATTCGTGATAGAATTGAAAGATCAAATTCTGGTGAAAATGTCTATACTGGGCCGGATGCAATTGGTAGAAGTGCTGATCTTATAAAACTAAAAATGATGGAAAGGGAGTTTTCAAAATATAATGTTGAAGAAGCTCCTACAACTCAAACAGCACAGGTACAGGCACAAACAGAAACACAAAGTGTTTCTCCAGAAGTTCAGTCTATTGATGAGCAACTTGCAAAGGTACAATCTCAAAGAGAAGAACTAAAGGAAAAATTTGAAAGTACGCCAAAATACAAAAGATTAGAACAGAGAAGAATAAAAAGTGCTGATAGACAGTTAGCAGCACAAGAGAAAAAGTTACTTGAACAAAAATCAAATTTAACTGCTACAGAGCCAACGTATCCTAAAAAAATGCAATATGGATATGTCGCACAGTCAACAGAAAAGGTTTTCTATAAGTACAATCCAGACGGCAGTATAACAGTTCCAGAAGATCAAAATAAAGCTTCTTTACAGTATGGAATGGTAAATCAAGCAAATGTTCAACCAGTTCCAGAAAGTTCTGCAACTATTCAGAAAACAAATGCACTGAATAAAGAAAATATGACTGCATCAGAAATTTCTAGAGAGTATATGGGTACTGGTGGTAATACAACAGTAGTCAATGCACCAAATAATTCTACTAATGTTACTGGTGGTAGCCGTGGGGGAAGCACTATTATTCCAACTTCGATGTCAGACAATAGTTCTGCATCTAAGGCAGCTGTCGTTAATTTTTAATGATCGTAGATGTTAGGCCCGTCTTTGACATAGACAGGTTTGCAGTATGCAGTGACCCTATCTTTTGGGGGAATGTAATCTCTGTATTTGTAGTTACCATATTGTCTTGGTATGCGAGCTGCATAATATTGACACACATCAATACTTCTGAATATCATTGAGTTTGGTACTTGTTGTCGAAACTCACCACTTCCCAATATGACTACTAACATGAATGCGTGTATCACTTCTTATTTGCCCGTTTTTAGAGAATCTTCCAAACTTTTCATCATTTCCTCAATCATAGGTGTGCTTTTGTTTGGTTCATAAATGCATTTTATAACTCTAGGGCAATATTCAAATCTATCTATGAATACCGTATCACTGGTATTGTTTGCCCCAAGATATATACAAATTTTTTGTGTTAAAACTATTTTTCTTTTTGCCAATCGACAAGTGATGAGTTGTACATCTTTTTCCTTATTGCCGTTGTAAGTCCTGCCCTTTGAATCCGCTTCCGAAATTGGTATTGTTATTAGCATCATGGATGCTACTATTAAGTTCAGCATTTTTTCTTTTGATTTTCCACTCAGTATCAGCAATTCGTAGTTTTAGGCTACGAATAAGTTTTTCTTCTTCTGTCTCTGGAATATGTGGTGGATTGTTTACTTTATCATCCATCCACGCTACATAAAATAACGTACCAATTAAATATGTTATGATAACAATTAATGCAATTAACATTAGTAACCTCTATTTGCTTTGTACTCCACTAACCACCAAGCACCACCAATAACAATTGCCGCAGCAAGGCCGATCAGCAACACGATAGCAATAGTTTCAAAAACTTTTCTCTGTCTTTCTTGTTGATCGTAGATTGCTTGCTGTCTCTTCTTACGAATATCTGCTTCCATGCGTAGAAGCTCATCCCATGCAGAAGGCCCTCGTGTCCAAGAAATCAATTTCTTGAGTTCATCACGCATATCCTCTGCCTTCTTCTTTGCCATGAAGGCTTGCATAGCCTCTTCTTCGACTGAACCAGCATTAAATATTTTTTTGAATAGGGGTGGTTTCTTGGCGTATTCGTCTGCCTTCTTGAGGTCAGACATAGCGCCCATCCAGCGCCCAAGGTCTGAGCCCATAGATTCAACATCTCGACCGACTTCAAAACCTTTTTTGATAAGATTAAATGCACTCGTGGCAGTCGCCAGAGCGGTAATTGGATCTATCATTTGTGTTTCCTTGTTGTGTTACAAATGATAAAGAATAGTATTGTTTTCTTCTCAACTCACAATACTATTTATAAGGATGGATTAATCAGTGATATTAAATTTTAGTATAAAAAGGGAGACACCATTTCTGATGCCTCCCACTTCTTTCTAATTAGTAGTCTTTTTATGTGGTGTTACGACTCAGAGAGACTTACTGCACAAAGGACTTTACTACTATACCTTATTCATTCGCCAACTTTTCAAAGTATGACATTGCGTCATCATCGTCATCATCCACTGATGCCATAGCAGGAGCAGGTTCAGACTTAAAGGTTGGTGTGAATGGTACTTCATCTTCTTCTGCCATTGCAGCAGCAGTTTTTGTTGCAACAACAGTTCCAGATAGAACTGCATCCAAACGAGTTTTCAATTCATCATATGATTTGAAACTTTTGGGTGCATTGAACTCTGCAAGAGAGTGTTCTGCATTATAAATTGCTTCGAGTTCCTCATCTGTTGATTTCAGTTGAGAAGTGCTCTCAAAGCCAGACTTATCATAGTTCCAGTAACCATCTACTTTACGAATCTTCAACATGAAGTTTGCACCTTCCCACAAATCAAATGGGTTGATTGGTTTTTCATCTGGAAACTCTGGTTGCATTGCTTCCATGAGTTTGTCAAAGATTTTCTTACCAAACTTGTACAACATCACTTTACCGTTGTTTTCTGGATTCATTCGATCCTCAACAACATAGATGTTTGCATAGTATGAGAGTTTACGCTTTTGTTTACGAGCGATTTCTTTATCACTCTCCACACCAGAGTTCCACAGTTGAGTATTGTACTCACTCACTGGGTCTTTCTGATTAAGTGTGGTAAGAGAGTTCTCAATATACCACTGTCCAGTTGGGCCTTGGAATGCATGATTCCAAAGTCGTACCCAAGGCATCTCCTCACCCTTTGGTGCTGGTAGGAATCGGATTACTGCGTAACCGTTGCCTGCCTTGTCAACATTGGGTTTCCAGAGCCGTTCGTCAACGTATGACTTCTTTTCGGTTGTAGGGGAATCGTCCTTTTGGACTTGTTGAAGTAGTTTATCCAGAGAGTTCTGGTTTCTTAGTGCTGAAATAGACATATGTTTCTCCTTATGTGTATATGTTCCGTATGTTTAAGTATTTCACATTATTCATTATATAATAGTATATATAATACTACATCATCCAACCAAAGTCAAGAGATAAATCTAAATTTTCTAGTTCGATGTACTGTAGATTATCACAGTCTTTCCACTCTTCAACGAACTGACAAGTGTTATCAGTTCCAAGTGGAGCAGGGTTCACTTTCCAGAACCTTACTTCTGGATATGCCAGAAAGTTCTGTTTATGTTGTTCTATCCAATTTACAGATGGGGTTACAACTGCACTATCTGATAGATAATTATCTGTTCCCTTATATAAATTATTGATAGTACCTGTCTTACTACCCAAATCAAAACCAATTAGAAATACATCTAAGGGGTCGTGATTTTCAATAGCAAGTCTTACTGCGATTGGGCCTGCACTCCAACCACCGTATTCTTCTGATATGATATGAACCTCATCATTTTCTTCAACCCATGTAATCCATCTATGATGTTTTGACAACAATTCATCAATAGTGTTTTTGTCAGAACCAAGTTTTACATGATATTCAAAAAGTTGTTTCATCTGATTTGGATCAGTACCATTTAGAACGAATTCTTTTCTGCCTCTTTTATCATTAGTGATAGTAAAACCCTCTTCATCCCACATTGTTCCTTGTACTATCATCTCATACATATCGCCAGGCAGTTTACTCCATGAACGAAAATAACATTTGTTTTTTAATGCATATCCAGATTCATAAACCTCGTGCATCATTCCACCATCAACACAAATTAGTGCATCTGGTGTGAAATCACGATAAAGAGCATTACAGCCATAGACTACACCTTTTGTTTTAAGATCGTCTAAGTCTACACTCTTTCGTGATTCACCATTACCAAGTACAAAAACAGCACTCATTACTTATATGTAACTTTCACGTTTTTATATGCCTGATTCCATTCTTCTGGTGTTGCATCATCAATACTATTGCGAACAGTTTCATCAAAACTATGTTCAGGCACGATGGCCAGATTACCATCAAAATTAAATCCAACTGCCTTGAGATACAACTCAAACTGTTCTAACATATCATTCAAGTCTGCATCACTAGGAACAGTGAACTCTACCTTAACTGGCAGTTGTTCTGGATAAGTATTTTCATAACTAAATTTATGCATTACAATTTCTCCATTAGTGGGAAGATTTTCGCAATCTCAATCGCACATTTCTGTGCAACTTCCATATGCTCCTTTTGCGTTCCGTTTGCAGAACGTAACTCAATATAGTGAATCCATGAACGTAGTGTTCCGTTCATATACAGTCGTGTCTTTGTCAAACCTTCTGGTAGGACTGCACGAGCCTGTTCTTTTGCAATACCATTATCAATCGCCCACTGGTATGCTTTACGAGATGTTTCGATAACACCTTGTTGTCTACGATTCCACTCGGCAATCAAATCTTGGTGTGTTTGATTTTCAACTAGAGATGGATCGTTCTCAATCTCAATAGAGTTTTGACGATTCTCAGTATCCTGTAGACGGCATTCTCTTTTAGTAAATGCCTCACCCATTGCAGACGGTTCTGCATACCGTTGTGAAAACTCTTGAAAACTAAAACTACGATGACGCACAATTTGATGTGCAATATCTCTTGTAGTCTCAACCTCTATGCAAGCGCTAGCCATCTCCAATGGTGACCAATGTTTGTGTTTATATAGATATCGTATGAGTTTTTCGCTCGTTTTGTGCGATTGTTGGTTCGCTGGATTGGAGACACGGGCGCAATACGATATAAGTTCTTGGACATCGTTACCGACATATCATTCTCCTTCTGGTGGTTGACTATAACTAATAAGTCTTGCTGTTGTCAGCATTTTATTTATTTCCTTATTCTCCGTCACTATCATCCTCTTTCTTTTTCAACGAATAACCACCTGTTGGCAGTTCTTCCCATATTACAGTATCACCTACATCCCAACCAACTTGATCTATTCAGCCTGTTGGGAACTCTATGAATAGTTCTTTTGTCTTACCATTCTCTTGAACTTCGACTATCCAACTATTCTGTGACATTTGTTTGTATTTCATTTTATAGTCCTTCAACAATAGACAGTTTCACATCATGTCTAGGATGGCCTTCTCCTGTGGCACCATCTATTCGATTATTTTACTAGGGGAATAGAACCCTAAAATGGTGCGCCTAGAGAGACTTGAACTCCCACGCCTTGCGGCACTAGAACCT